TGGTATTGATACTGCACAAGATATTGCAGATCGTCGAACGAAGGCAGGGGAAACGGCTTTCGATCGGAAGAATCAAGTTACCAATACAGCTCTTGTTGGTAGCGGGCAAAAGGTGTCTGCCTTGACCGGTGGCGAAGTTCCCGATGCATTGAAAATTGCATTGGGTCAAACCGAAGCAGATAAAGCAGAAGCTGTGCTGGCCAACAAAGATAAGCGTTTCAATCTCTTCGACACTTCTACCTGGTAAGAGAGGTTATTATGCCGCCATTCCATATGATTCCGGATGAAGAAGATCCCGAATACGAAAAATGGTTGCGCGAGCAATCAGGTGAAGATGATATCGGTCTCGATCCCGCATTAGATCCGAATGATAATCGTCCCATTGCAAAACCTGAAGACCGTTCAGAATTACCAGAAGAGCATCCCGATGACAGCAAAGTGATGCCGGACATCAAATTTCCACCTCCGAGCAAAATGATTGCTGATACGCATAAAAATGTTCCGGTTAACCCCGCAACAACGCAAACGACCAATATTGTCGCAAGACATGCTCCTAACGAATCTCCTGGATTCGATATGAATGATGCTGGCCTTGTCCTGTCACTCTTTGCTGACATGGCCATTAACAAAGGTCGTGGCGGTGCAGATATTATTAAATGGTATCAGGGTGGCAAGGACAGAGAACTTGATCAGAAGCTCAAGGAAGCTCGAGCTGCACAGCTTTTTGCACAGGCAGCAGCTCCGCACGGCGGACATGGCCTGACACCGGAACAACTCGATTTGCAACGACAGCGTTTACTACAGGGTGATCGGCGATTGGCCAATCAGGAAGCTGCACAACAGGTGTCCGCTGGTCGTGCCAAGCTCGACGAACAGAAATGGGCTGATTTGAATACTATCGGTTCTGATCGACAGAAGGCTCTCGTCGATTGGATGGTCAAGAATCATGTCGCAGAACGCTCGCAAATTGAGAATCTGCCTGCCAGCGAAATAACGAAAGCTTGGCCTGCTGCTAACCAATATATCGAGAATTCTGGCGATATTGGAGAAGCACGTGAACATCAGGCAGCGGAAACTGCGGCAGCTGTTGGCCAAGCATCGATGCCGTCAAGAGTCGAGACGGCACGTCGTATCTCAGAAGCGACTCTCCCTTATGATGAACAACGTGCGCGTGCTGGTGCGGAAGCTCGGGCAACGGCTGATATTACGGCTAATCAAAATGCGCGAGCTGGTTTTAAAATTCCTGGTCTGATAACCGATGATCCGGATGTGTGGGCAGCCAATGCTGCGGATGACACGACTCGTCGCAACATGGTAAATTCTGCTGCCGCATATCGAAAGATCCTTACTGGTATCGATCGAATGATCGAATTGCGCAAGAAATACGGCGTTCAGATTCCGGGCGAAATCCAGGGTGAATACGAACTGGGGAAGACTGCTGTTATTGGCGGTGTGACAAAACTCGGCGAAACTGGTGTACTCAATGAAGGAGAATGGCAGCGTTATTCGAAAGTCATTCCCGGTATTACTCCTTCTCTCAATGACCTAGGTGCTATCTTCGGAAAGGATATCAGTCTTGAACAACTCAAGGGTGTGCGTCGAGCATTGAAGGGTGCCGTTGATGCTGGACTCTTTCAATGGGGTGCACATTACGATTATGGGAGTCTTCCCGAGTATGATGTTCCTGGCAATTTGGGCGTAACAGATGAAGATGGACCGAAGGTCAATAAAGTTTTGAAAAAGAAAATGCCTTCCGCGCCTAACGGTCGGGTTCGAGTCCGAGATCCTAAATCTGGACGTACTGCTACAGTCGATGACACTCCCGAACTCAAGAAACGCATTCAAGCTGGCGTTTTGGAGTATGTACAGTGAGTGATCCCTTTGCCGGTCTCAATCCCGAGCACGATGATGATGATCCGTTCGAGGGATTGAACGCCGAGACAGATGAAGATCGTCAAGCATCACCGCCCGATGCTTGGGATCGGTATTCGACAGCTCCCATTGAGAAGCTGCCGGAAATTGAATCTCCCGAGCACACTGACGGTATTCCGTGGCACGATGCTATGTTGCGTCTCGTCGATCCGCAGCATAATGCTTTATTTCAAAAACCGGAAACACTGGTGCGACGAGCTTTCGGTCCTGCACCACAGACGTCAGAGGTTGTACACGAGCACGGGTATACACCCATGCCCAATACACCAGATGAAACTGCTCTCCGCAGTTTCGGACAGATGGCGACTTTCGGCATCGGAGATGAACTTGCAGCAGCTAATGAGGCTTACGGAAATAAGGTCCGTGCAGCTGTTGATCCAATGGGAGAACACACCGGTCGTCCGGCAGAAACTGCTGGTCGTGGCATCGATGCTCCTCTTAAGGGATATGACGATTACGAAGCTGATCAAACGCATTTACAAGAGCAAGGCCGAGAGGATTTCCCCGCAGAGGATATGTGGGGAACACTTATCGGATTACCGACAGTCGCATCTGTAGCTCCACAATTCGAAGCTGCGGAAGGTGCGGGCCTTCTCGCACGTGCTGGTACAGGTGCACTCAATGTGGGTGCAGACACGGCACTCTCTACGGGCCAAGCCGCAGCTTCTGCAAACCCGGGAAGCCGTCTCGCCGCCGCGGAGGAGGCAGCGAAGCTTGCGGCCCCTATATCTGCCGGTCTTCGTGTTCCAGGCGCCGTTCCGGGGCTTCTGACGGGCGGAAGAGATTTCCTCGCGGCTCAGCTTCCAGAAGAAACCGCACGGTCGGCTCGAGCGTTGACAGATCTGACACCTGCTGGTCGGCAGACTCGAGCTGCCGCCGTAGCTGGTCAGCGCGGACTTGATCCGACTGTACGTCATATTACTCAGCTCGGAAATGAAGTCGAGCGCACTCGCGATGAAGCTCTCAATTGGGCTTTGTCGGGAGGGCGGAAGAAGCAGGCTATGCTTGATGCCGTTCGCGGTGAAATGTCTGCGATCCCCGATAAGGCTTTGCCCGTAAAATCTCCGCGTGTCGACTACGATTATACATATCAATTCCCCGGAGAAAACACACCGACTATTCCTCCCCCAGGCCGCATCCCTGGTCCCGCACCCACCCCAGGAGGTACTACTTATCAAACCGGTACAGCGGATGATCTTGATTTTGAACATATCATTCCCGAAACGGTCAAGCGTCCTGGTGCACCAGAATTCGGTCCCGACGAAATTGGCAGCGATACGCCGACTATTCCGCCTGCGAAGGAAAAATCATCTATTGGACTGATGAAGGCGCAAGATTTTGCGAGTCAGCATGGACGACAATTGGAAGAATTGGCAGCAGATCCAGATCTTCCGTCAATGTCGAAACAAGGCATTAAGAGACTTATTCAACTTCATAAGACGACAGAAGCGAAGATTGCTGCTGCATTCAATGAAGAGGATCCAGCAGTCGCTCTGCGTGATGCAGATCATGCATTGGATATCTATAAGCAGAATCTTGGTAGGGTGACCAATCAGCTTGGGAAATCTCCTGAGAACAAATTCATATATGAACATCTCAATGGGATGTATCATGAACTCCGCGATCATCTCGAAGACGAGACCGTATGGGGCACTGCACTCTCGGGGAAGCAGACTCGAGTCAATGCTGCGCACACTAACGATTTCACACAACGGCAACGATTCAAGAATACGTTGCTGACGGGTGATTCTGCATTGCGCAGTGCAGATCCGTTCAAGATGCGTCCAGAAGTGGATCCTGCGAAAGTGAGCGGATTACTCGAGAATGCCGGTCGTGCATCGAATGATATCAAAGAACGTTCTATGCTCGAAGGCTTCCAATCGTCGAGTAATTTGTCTGACGTACTTACCGATGAATATGGTGCAAACGACAAATTGCGCAACAAAGTATCTGCGCAAAAGAAAGCTGTCGATGATTTGTTGTCGAGTTTTGCAGATACGCGCAAGAATATGACAGCTGCGCGCGAAATGCGCGAGGTGTCTAAAGAATCTCCATGGTTGGGACGTGGAGCTAATGCAATGGCGACCGTGGAAGACACGATCGCGAAGAATCCTGTACTCGGGAAGCTTGCCAGCGGAGCAGGTGCAACGGCACAATTTGCTAGTCGTGCAGCTCCCAAGTATGCGACAATGGGTGCTGCAGAATTCGAGGCGAGGAAGAAGAATCGGGAACGTGGCCACGAAATCGAAACGGCTGTCGATACGGCATTAAATACGAATCCTGAATCACTCGGACCTTTCCTTCAACGACTGCAGGAAGCCAAACAAAACGATAAACTGGGGACTGAACTTTTTAAACTCGACGCAGATCCGCAATGGCGCAAACTGCGATCTCAATTCTAAGGAGCGATCATGGGACCATTTAGTACAATTATAGAACTTGAAGCACAGAACATCTGCGAAGCGGATCTGGGGAAAACTGCTTTTGTCGCGGAGACGGGATTCTATTATCAAGCCATCCGACGAGGACATGGCCCGGATTGTTGGCTCGTCGTTGCTGGTGAAGGTGGAGAAGAAATTGATACTACTGGACGTGTCTATGCACTTCGACGTGCTGTCGATTGTGATGATACCGATGTTGCTGTTGCTGCACATTCTGTGGCTATTGATTTTGGTGATCCACTTCCTGCAGGAGCTGTGGTGATTGCAGTTACTGCAGATAATACTGAAAATTGGACAGATGGCGCGACGGGTGTATTTACTGGTGATATTGGTACAGGAGGCGTTAATAAATATACTCCGACGTCGCTTGATATTGATGGCGGTGTTGCTTTTTTGTCGCAGAATCTTGCACAAGAAGCAGACGGCGTACAATTGCAGATTTTGTTGTCTAGTAATGTCAATCTTTCAACCGCTACTGCAGGTACAACTACCATTACTGTATATTACATCGTTCCGCAAATGACGATTGTGGAGGCTCCATGAGTAATCGGCGAGTTGGCGAAACATATGTTGATGGAATGTTGGGAGATCTGCAGCTAGGCGTCGCGTCGTCTGGCTTGCTTGCTCCCACATTTATCAACAAAATCGATACAGCATATATTGTCAGTCAGCCAAGTAACGCTGATTATACAGCTAGTGCAATCGATGCAGCTCGAGCTGCAATTGCTTGGTTCTGGCTGAACTTGCTCAACACTACGACGCCTGCTGGTGTTTTCCAAATTCTAGGATCGATCGATGGTAGCAATTATTTTGCGCTTGATCTGAATCCTGCCCTTGTTCGTGGTTCTGGATTCACCGCATTTGTCAGTGGAACGGATGTTGCCTACGATGGCTCTGCAGAAGTAAAGCTGATGATTGGTATTGTGCAACCCCCGCCTTATCTTAAGGCGTTTATGGATCGATCCTCTGGTGGAGCTGTCGGCAACAAATTGAACGGTTCGTATTTCCTGAGATCTTGAGGAGTTGTTATGCGCCCGAAGCACCCACGTATTTACGATTTGAATCGTTTGGATCCGACGTTCCGCGAACGTGTCGAAGAAGTTATCAAGCGCATGAACGAGCGCAAATTCGACGCCATCGTTTGGGAAACGTTCAGGACCAGAGAGAGAGCAGACATGCTAGCTGCTACTGGTACCGGGATCCGCGATTCAATGCACTGTTATGGTTTGGCTGTTGATATTATCAGCCATAACGATATGTGGGATGCTCCGAAAGAATTCTGGGATGCACTCGGTGAAGAATATGAAACCATGGCCATTGTTTGGGGTGGACGATTTAAAAATCGTGGATTGCATGGTGATCGCCCTCATGGTCAGGCGGTAACCGTCGAACAGGAACACTTCGTTCGCCACGCCACACCGGAACAAATTGTAGAACTCGTAAAGAAAAATTTGGATATTAGCGCACCAAGCATGCGTGCTACTAGAAAGGATAAATACGTTTCTCATCCTCCGATCGCAAAGGAAGTAGTTATTCCTAATAAAAAGGATCCTAGATGACAGATGATGAGAAATTAAGTGAACAATTGAATAGGGTGATGACCAATTATGGACAAAGGCTTACGTCAGCTGAAGCCAAGGCCGATGCAGCGTTCCTCGAGGTTCATGGTTTGGCTGGCAGCTCGGGAATCAAAGAAGAAGTTGCAGAACTCCGTGCAGCGGCTAAACATCAAGCAAAAGAAATGGACTTGATGCGCACATCAATAAAGGAATTGGGAGAATCTCTTAAGAGAGAACTTGAAGACGTAGGATCAAGAATTGATAAATTACTTGGTAAATCGATCGTCGAGAGGACAATTGTCGCTATTGTGTTGATTTTACTCGGTGCACAAGCCATTAAGAATTTGATGTCATGACAGAATCAATCTCACCAGAAGCACAGATTAAAGCTGTGGCTACGCTTGCTCGATCCAATTTGCTCGCGATGGCGTTCAAATGGGCTGTCATCATTGGAACCCCCATCATTACGGCTTTGGGCGGTTGGGCAACAGCGAAACTCGATACAAAGTCTGATATTGAATCATTGCGAGAAAGCGTTCAACATCTGTCGACGCAACAAGAGACTCTGCACACTGATTTCGTTGCCGCCATTCCTGCTATTCAGCAGCAAATGACCGGCATTCAGCGCGACGTCGTCATTTCGACAGCCGCTGCCATTGCATACGAGACAGAAACCCGTAGTAAGCAGAAACTCGATGAAGGCGAACGTCTCGCTGAAGTCTTCGACGGTTATATTACCCGCGGAGAACGTCCAGCACTTTCAGCCAAGACTGTGATTGCGACGATAGCAGTTCAACATACGTCGCGCTGACACGTCTTGATATTTCTCTTGTCATTCCTTAGATGGCACGCCATTATTGTAGCCGGTCTTATTTAGATAGAACTCGTAGTGACCGGAAGCTATCTTCTGGATAGCATCTAGTTGGTCTTCTAGGGTCTTAATCCGTTGCGTCCAACGGTCATCTTCTCCATTCGACGGCGCGTCAGCCTCGCGCGCGATCATGTGCGCGTTGATGCCGTCGAACATCGGGCACGCGAAGTCGTGCAGCGAATTGGGCGTCCCGCATGCGCATGTTGGCGGCGTGGTCGCCTGTTCAGCCGCCCGCTCGTCGCTACCGTGGTGCGGGCCAGCGTGCTCGTCCGGTAGGTCGCAGTCGAGATCGCGACCGCAGATAGAACCTACTTCGCGCGCTTGGCGGTCGAGCACGGTACGAAGCACCGCGCGCGCATTCATCCATCCGTTGTCCGCGACTTCGCGCGCGGCTTCGGTCAACTCGGCGAGCCGGCGCTCGGCGGATTCGGCGCGTTCAGCTCCATGTGCATTCTTTGCGAGCAAATCGATGAGTTTTTTTATTTCTGCCTTCAGTTCTGCAATTTCAGCGTTTGCAGCGATCATCCTACCATTGAATTCAGCTGCCAAATCTTGGTTTTTTGCCGGTTGTTCTTCTGAACTGGTGTGCGGAGCAATATCCCATGAATTCATTTCGATTTCTCCGTAAGTCTTCTTCTTATCACATGGAATGCATTGCCAAATAGCGAATGCATCATGATTGTGTTCTTTATAATGCGGCGTCACATCCTTGCATACGTCGCAGGAAAAAGCCCTATGGTCATAAGTGCCAAGAGGGGCATTCTCGTTATACATCGTGGTCTCCTCAGAACGCGCATTACGCGTTGACGGCCCGTAGGCCGTTTCGACCTAACTAAGGTTCACGACAATCGTCGTCATCGTAATCACCATGATGTTTATATGCCACATTCAGTAATCGAGCGGAAAAACTGCGCGCTTCTGATTGTGGCGATCTCAGAAAGGGATATCGTCGTCATCGGGAGGAGAAGGATTGTCTCGACGATTCTGTTGTTTCTCTTGATGGCGATCTTTATAATCTTGTCGCTTCTGCTCTGGTTTATTATTTCCGGTCTTCTGCTTCCATGCAGCGATACTACCACGCATCTTCTTCGCAAAAGCTTGTTTGTCGTGTTCATTCATTGGGTCTTTCATAGCAAGACCACCAATACGATTCACAAATGCAATTTTTGCGTTGGTCTTTCCATTATATTCGTCATGCTGAATGACGAGCTGGACTTCGTTGTCGCTGTTGACGACACTTGATAGATCGTAGATATTATCACAATCCCATCCACAGATCTTAAGAGTATCGAATGTGCGATCCATGGTATCGGCAGTAAAATAACCGTACCACGTCATCACTTGACCCTTATAGGGACCTTCCTCCGTAATTTCGAATGCCACTCCTACTTGTTCAGCGCCCGTGCCTGCATGCCCCATAGCAGCATCGACAGGCTTTCCCCTATATCGACCTTCTTCGATCATGAACGATTCTCCTTTGAACTTTGCATACCAATAAGCTTGTTCAGAATCCGATTGTAATTATCGACGATCGGGTCGTCTTTAATGGCTTTGTTGACCTTAGCGGTCAATTTGTCGTCTCCGATTTCTTTAAGAATCTCTTCGATACGTTGTAACAAGAGATCGGGACCAACTTGATTGTTCCCCTTGATGCCGTCTTCCAACTCCTGCCAGTCGAGCGGAAGTTCTGCGGGGAGTCCGTATCTGTTGCCGGCGTCGTAGGCTGCCGAACGATTGGTGTAGATCATGCGTGCACCCGTAGAGATGCCACGCACGCGCTTACGCTTATCTTCGGTTGTAACGATTTCGTAATTCGTGAAGAGTACGGCGTCTGACCATTCCTTAATTAGGCCACCAGACTTCTGATGTATCTTCATCTCGTAACGATCATAACCTTCGCCTTCTGGATCTTTGAAGTTCTTGACCGTCGAATGCGCGAGCATAATAATGCCCATGTTCTTCTCGTTGCGCAGATACTCGAGCGCAGAAATGAACGCGCGCCATTCGTCGAGTGCAGCAACGTAACCCTTGCCATATCCATATGACTCGATGTTCTTCTCACCGTCGCGCGTACAGATATAATCCCACAATAGCGGTTCGAGCCAATCGAGTGTGTCGAGCACAAGATAATTGTAGTCGTGCTGTTCTTTGTAGAGCGCACGCACGCAGTTCATTACATCATCCCAATTCTTGGCTTCGGGAAAATGTGGGACGTCGATTTGCGAGATTCCATCTTCAGGACAAATGAAGATAGGATTTGGTGCATCAGCTGCAAAACTCGATTTCCCGATTTTTTCCACTCCATAGAGTAGAATACGGGGGGGGCGCTGCTGTTTGCCGCGCTTCACCTTTGAGAGCGGCGATTCTGGATTAATCGACATTTGGTTCTCCTAATTCTTCATGCATGTTTTCGAGCTTCCTAAATTTTGTCGGATCATCGAGTGACGCCATACCAGTGCAGACGTCGAAATATGCACACAATCGATTGTGGCGCTCGCAGGCGTCGGGATTGCGCGGATGTCGACCAGACTTGCGAGATTCGGCAATATGCAGCACAGTATCCCATAGATCCTTTGCTGCTTCCTCGCGCTCGTTCTCCAATCTTACGATTGTATTACGCTGATAATAACGTCCTGGATTCTCCGCGATATGTTCTACCAACCGCGCGAGATATTCATCGGGTGTCTCTGGACGAGATTGTAATTCGTACCCATCTTCAGTAGATGCAGTCTGACGCCATTTCTTACCATCTTTGGTGCGAACGCGTGTACCACTTTTATCCAACACGATTTTGATACCGTCTTCGTCCACCAAAGGCACACTAGATGGCCTGAGCGCAGGTTTACCAAGTACGTCATAAATACATTCTGTTGTTTCTGTGCCCATCATATACGTGGACACTTGAGAATCCATCACGAGTCGACGCCAATATGCGGAACCTAATTCGATGTCGTGTGATGACGACTTGTGCTCGATGAATTTGGTGCGACCGTCGCGTGAATCGCGCACGAGTACATCGAGCTTGAAGCCGATTTCGTAATTCTTGGATTCTTTGCCGTTATCGGGGTTCACAAGAGGAGCACGACCGACGGTCTCGACGCCGAGCACTTCATATTTCTCGTTGCCCCATCGAGTGTCGTAACCGATGAGCATAGCAGTAGCCTTTGCTGCATCGTATTCGTGCTTCGCTTTCTTCTGAACTGCTGCGATCGCCTTCCCGAGCCGTTCTGCCTTATCGTGATAATTCTTCCAATAGCATTCCAATCCGACGTGGATCAAATCACCAAAATAGAGAGCTTCATCAATGACGACGGGGCGGAATCCGAGTTCATATGCAATATAATGCTCACGTGAGCATCGACGCTTAGTGCGCACTTGACTGTTCGTGATGACGTGAAGCTTGCGCTTCTTCTCGGGAAGTTCATCCCCATCTTTGCACCGCGGTTCATTTCCGTAATAAGTCATTAAACCCCCCAATTGTTGCGATGACGCCATTTATCAGAGAGGAGTCGCAAATTGTTCAACGATTCCAAATAGGCATAAAATTCTGGATCTCTCGGATTGTCGACACGATGTGATTCGGTCGATCCGGACGGTCGATCCAAATTCTGCATCGGTATACCGTGCAAAGTGTTCATATAATGCTCCTTACCCGCAGGGGGCCGAGCCCATTCTGATTGTCGCAATGACACGCTACTACCGTAACTCGACCATTAGACGTCGATTCTGGTCTCATCAGAACGGGCTCGACCCGTTGACGGCCCTAGGGCCGTTTCGACCTTATTCCGCTGCTTCGGCTTCCTTCTTCTTCTTCTTCTCGGGAGGACGGACGGCGGCTGCCATACCCTTGATGCGGCTGTCGCCGACCGTGCCCAACACCCACTTGAGAGCAAGCACGAAATCATCGGACAAAAATTGTTCTTCCCTATTCGCTGCGAGCACGCGCTTGATCTTGGTCGTCGTCGGCTTCTCGACAGCCTCGCCCGTTTCCTTCTTGTCTTTCTGTCCCTTGATCTGCTTCTTGGTCACCTCACCGAACTGACCTTCGCCTTCAGGCATCTCCTCGAGATGCGTAGCCTGCTCCTCTTCAGACATGTTCGCCAGCTCGAGCGCAGCGTTGAAGCTGATCTTGCCATCGCGGATCGCCTGCTGCACGGGCTCGATAAGCTTCGATGCCTTGAGCCAAAGCTTGATGGTCTGAACACTGACACCGAATGTGAGAGCTGCATCCTTGTGCGACTTGCCGAATCGGTTCATATAACGCCAAACCTTGTCGGCCTTATCGATCGGACTATCATTCTCGCGGATTTCGTTCTCCGCGATCATGATGTCCGCGGCATCTGCCACTTCGAGATCCTTGAAGAAAGCGACAGCCTTGAACCGCTCGAGTCCATTTGCTTCACGCAATTCGTTAGCTCGACGCAATGCCTTGATGCGCTGCCGACCAACGATTACCTCGTAACGCTTCTCTTCCTTATTCTTGTGCAGCTCGATCGCACCGTGCGTCCAACCCGTGATGACCATGCGCTGTGCCATCGCTTCGTTGACGGGAAGCGTTGCGCGCTTATCCCATAGCGGGTGCTCCTCGCCGTCTTCGGTGTCGAGACCGATAATCTTGACATCCTCGGGGAAGATTTCGAATGCGATCTTGCGATTGATTTCAGTCTTCTCAGTCATTGTGGTTTCTTTCTCTTCTTTAGAACGTTATAGGTGCGTGTGAACACTTCAGATTCCAAAATAATTTGGATTGATACGATAAAGATTTCTCACGGACTCTGTGTCTTGCAATCTGGCTAATTCTTGTTGTGCGAGCCAATAATCGACTGCCTCAGGATTTTCGTTGCCATAGAATGATTCGCCACCTGACATATCAGCCATATTATTGACGCGATCGGCGAAACCGCCGTCTCCGTCCATATTGTTCGGAATCGTAAACAGCATGGCCAAGAAGCACTGACGGTAACGATAATGACGCGCTTGCTCGCTCGCGTCGCGTCCATTGGTGTCGTATTACTTGGTTTCCATCAGCATCACCTCGAATCCGTGACTACGAGATCAACAATTCAAAACCAAAGACAGATTACTCGATTCGCGAATGGAATACGAAACACGAGACCAGCCTTACCGGCAGTAAACCACTTACAACGACGGGGAACAGGATAAAACGTCTGAATTTGCATCGACAGCCTCCGTTTCAATCGACCGGGTATCTAACACTAGCATGCATGCTAAAGCTTGTCAATGTTTGTCATTCATCGAGGTGATAATCGTCGTTACTCGTCGTTCTCCGGATCTACGAATACCGATTTCTCGGCGGCAAAGCTACTTGACATCGCATTAACGGGGAACATGGGCATATCTTCAGCCTTTAGACCGGTCGAGCCGAATCCGTTCGTACCGCGTTCGGTCTCAGGAAGTTCGGAGACGCGCTCCAAGGGCGGAAGAAGGGCAGGTAGAAAGACCACCTGCGCGACCCGGGTCCCCGCAGGCACTGACACGGGACGACCGTCCGTGACCGGGAAGACTACCACTTCATAGAACCCAGTATATCCGGTATCCATGACACCGGGGATAACGGACAATCCAAGCTTTGCCCATGCCGAAGAACGACCCAAGAGGAGACCCCACACACCGGGGGGGCATTTGACACGTGTTTGCGTCTTGAGCCGAGTAAATCGATTCGGATAGACGATTGTATCTTCGGCACAAACGAGATCGTGACCAACATCTCCCGGTCGAGCAGGAGAATTCAACGGACCGACGATAAGCGCAGCATTATCGAAAGAATTGACATTGACTGGTCGTTGTTCGCTAGGAGCGAGACTGGATGGAACACCTGGCCAATGACCAGTCAATACCAGCTCAGCAATCGTAGCATAATTCGCCAAATCACGTAGAGTGTCAATAAGATTTTCATCATTATGATTAGCGCCATTCCACACATTCTTGATGCGATTGAATTTGTCCTGCATACGAATAAGGATGCCGGACATGCCGCTATCGGCGATATTTTGTGTGCCATACGCAGCATTCTTCTTGTCAAAAATGTCTGCCTGTGTGCCTTGAATCAAACGAAAGAGCTTATTAATCACATCTGCCTCCAAATCATGTCTTCGTGCATTGGTCCAGTAGAAACACCAATCACTGGTGCTTCCGTGATTTCTTCAACTTGATCAATATATTGCTTCGCTCGAGCGTTCAAATCTGAGAAAGTCTTAGCTTCTCGGTTCTCCCAACCGAGATATTCAATAAATGTGATGACAGAGCCCGTAGCTCCGTTCTGCAAAGCCGCGCGTTGTAAAGTCTCATAACTAGGTGTCGCAACACGACGCTGGCGCTTGGTCACAGTAGTAAATTCTGGTTTCCGCTCGGATTCGGGAAATCCAGCGCGTTGGAAGATCTCGTCCCATGTGGTCTCTCGGCAATCGGGAGGGAAATCTCCGCTACTATATTCATCGAGATTGCCAACGCGGATAGGAAACGTGCGGACGACGAGAATCACATCACCAACAAGTTTAGGAGGTAGACCAAGATCGTCCAGAGCCGATGCGACGAGGCAATTGCGATATGTGCAATGCGGGTAATGCGTACCGTGATCGATCGAGAGTGCATATCCCTGCGCAACTTCATGCAGGACCCTATCATGTTCTGCTGCCCTAAAAATCTGTCGGAAGAATTCGTTATTGCCCATGATACAGAGTTGACCGGAATCGAAGAATTCATTTAGATAGGGGAATTGATCGTAGTCTTCCAAAATACCAACATCATGTCTACCTAACAAGGGGCGTTGCATCTTCCTCACGCTAGCAGCACATCCACCCTGCATAGTAGACGCTATGTTGGCATGATTAATTTGTTCATCCTTTATATCACAATGAGTACGAATTATTGCGCGTTCGTGGATACCGACCATTGCATCAGGATTTTCTCTCAATTCGAGGGACAATTGCAATGGATCGATTACAGAATCCGCTGAGATGAAACAATCACATTCACCTAAAGCCGCTGCCGAATGAAGGATCTTGAAAACGAAGGTCTTGTCACGATCGCGATAAGTATGACCAGCATTCGGATGATTCGATGTGCTGAGAATTTTGATCTCTTTCTTGGCAGCATATGCGGCACTCACCTTCCCTTTGCCTCCTGAACCCCAGAAGGCATCTACAACGAAATCAATTGGCATTTGGTTTACTCCTTGATATGAATCGGAACAACGTAACCCAGAGTTTCGGCGAATTGACAAGTTTCCTCGTCGTCGTCGAACAAGAAAATCTGTCTAACCCCTGTACCCAATTTCAAGAGTCTAAGTGCGTCGAGTTTGTAACGTGCAGCTTGCCACTTGAGTTTATCCATTGGACGCATTATCCCGTTGGGACGCTTCCAAAATAAATTTTTCTCTAACCAGGCATCTGTGACTTCGCGGTGTTTCTCTAGACGTCCAGTGAGATAAACTCGACGAATCGACATGCGTTCAGCCAAACGTACAAGTGCGGTAGCTTCATTATTGAGCACAGGAGCAGATTCTAAATAATGATCGGCCATGAATTGATCCATGGCTTCTTGTTTGGTGATAATGTTGTGATGTGGTCCTTCGTGTCCCGCATCTTTCAATATGTCGAGTCGTTCTTGCGTCACTTTGGCCAGAGTGCCATCGATATCGAAGACGAAAATATATTCCTTCATAGACTGTCACCATTCTCATTCATCAATTGCTTATGACGCTCCGACCAGGGTATGCCTGTTGTGGCACCGTCGAACAGGCGTTGGCTCGATTGGAGACCGGTAAGCGACACAGGTACCAATTTGAACTTGTGCACTTGAGAAAGAGCCGACGCGAGCGCTTGTAGGCCATGTTCTGTAAGAGACGTGGCAGATTCGAAAATAATACGATCAGAGGCAGAATGCGTGAGATCTCTATCCAACCACAAATTATTCGATTCCATCATAGTGGATAATTGAGACCGCACGAGTCGAGAAATACTCACAATCTTTTCGAATCGAATGGGATTAACCTTGTGTGGCATAGCTGAACTGCCAGCTTCACCCAAATGTTCGAGTACACATTCACCGGACAACACCATAAGTCGGAAATTCGTCGCGATGCGTTCTGCAGCATTCATCAGCATGGCGAGCGAATAGATGTACTCGATATAAAAATCGCGCGGTACAACTTGTGTACAATGCGTCGTCATCAATTTAAGATCGGTCATCACCAATTCTTGTACGCGTTTTGAAATGAATTTCCCTGTCGTACCAGATACCTTGCCTGGAAGATCCGTTTTTGCGCTCTTCAGTCGCAAGATGGCCCTATCGAATTCTGACGAATGAGATAGTAGTAAATGCTCCCATGTTGATTCTTCAGCAGGGACACCGTGGGTACGTGCGATACGGAGTTGCTTACCAATCTTCTCGATTAGAGAACGAATCTCGCAAATGACTTGTATATAAGCATTCGAAACAGCTGTGTAGCATTCTTTCAGAATGATGCTATTACTCGTGTCGACAATGTCACTCGACGTGAGTCCTCTATGAAGCCACGGTTTCATTTCTGGACTGAGCTGTTCTTCTATAGATCGAAGGAAAGCGACGACGTCATGGCCATAAATTTGTTCCCAACATTCGATACTGGCCAGGCTGATGTCACATTTCCATAAGTGTTCGCAGAATTCGGGTGGGACAAGTCCTTCCGCTGCCTGATGTTGTGCAATCGTTGCAATTATTTCCAACCACGTTTCGTATTTGTGATGTTGCCCCCATATCAATTTCATTCGTTCAGATTGATATCGTTCGAGCACAATCACACCTCTTCGCAGAGTTCGTCGAACTTAACGTCTAAGACCTTAGCGATGTCTTGAATGCGACCAAAGCTGGGCGTTACATCTCCTCTCTCGTATGAGCCGACTTGTTGGACCCATACGTGTAGATGCTTTGCGATGTCGAATTGTGTCATCTTCTTCTCTTCTCGAAGATGACGCATTTTCGTAGGTGAGAACTTAAGAGCCATTGTTTCTTCCGTGGTTAGCCTCGTCAGTGCTCGTGTAACCAGTACGAGCAGACGTCCCAAGGGATCCCCTGATGAGCCGCGACGATCACCCGAGGGACGTTTCGGCAATTTTACATAACACATATCTCCGGAGATCTAATCAATTCAACACGCGCCGTTATCAAATAGAATTGGTAATCGGTAAATGGAATTAGCGCATGACGTCGTGCCTCGCTACCTCACGCAACTATCTGACGGGAGTAGAGCAGATCATGCCACATGTTGTCAAGTCCTGTGTTGACAATATGGTACCAACCGTGGTATCGTTTGTGAATGGACAAACCAACCGAACAGGTTGCTCGGGAAGACAGAGAAACGCTGCGCTGTCCACCGGGACGCCCCTGTGGCTATCTTTGGTGCGAATCCGTAGCAGAACCCAATACCGATCGTTGTGAAAGGCATCGCAACAATGGCGACAATCGACACTCTGCTCAAACAAAATAAGAAGTTGAAACCCGTAGAGAAGCAGTGTATTCGTGATCCAAACCGCGGCGACAGCGGACAGTGGGTCCCCGTGATGTCTGCCGAAAGAGCGACTCGAGCTTTTCTTAGTATTCCAGAAGAACAACGACCACTGAATCGGGCGCAGAGGAAAAGGCTCTTCCATCAGCTCCCGAGCAAAGTGCGTAGAGAGCGCGGTGTACCTTTTTATAAGGAACAGAAGGAATGACACGGCTCGGACAAACAGCAGGAGGATATTCAAAAACCACGAAGGATAAACGCCAGATCGAACTGGGTTTTCCAGAATATCAACCAACTCCACAATCACCAATTATTTATGAAGTGTGGCGATTTCCAGAGGGAACAAACGTTGGCAATATCGGAGGGAAGATAATTAGGACGGTCCATTGCGATCGTTGTCACAAGATGGCAATCGAGAAGAATGGGCGTTTCTATCATGAACAGCCTTTGAAGAAGAGCTGTCCCAAAAAGAAGCGTCGTCCTAATCCTCGAGCTGTCGCGACGTTGCGTAATTGGCTCATCTGGGCGAAGCAGCTCTGTCACAAGGAGGGGCGTCTATTCGGTGTTTATTATCCTGGCCTGAATCTTAATACTTGTGAAGTCTTTTCGGGCAACGTAACAGAACTTCCCACGTGGGATTTTGTGAAAAGACTCGAAATAGCAATGAATTTATCTAAAGAATTTGGATATCAAGGTGCAATTATTGCACCAGAGGAATGGTCAAAACGATGAGCGATTCCAAACTTGATAACGAAGAAGAAATTATGGTGATACAAGTCAGTCTACACAATGCGAGTCTCATCTCTATGGCCATTCTTCCCGAGATTGAAAAGCTTAGGGGCGAAGAACCAATAGAAGAATTTGCACTCGCAATTATCCTCGCAGCCGAGGCTACATTTCGTCGTGCTGGTTGTTCGCGCGCTTGGGATGGAATCCGTAGCGGAGTCGAATTGCTCGAATCACAGGATGATATAACGCATGTCCAAATTGATCTCGATTCCGAACAACAAAAAAATTGATGTGTTGTTGGCCGATCCACCGTGGAAAACAACTGCAGGAGGGAAACGTAATACGAAACACAAATATAAGCAGATGTCCAATTCCGATATCCAGAAATATTTAATTACAACTGGTATTTATCACCAATTGTCCAAGAATTGTTTGCTCGTCTTGTGGCGTCTCGCTTGTATGCAATTCGAGGCTATTATGGTGTGTTCTCATTGGAGCTTCACACCGAAAGCAGAAATTATCTGGCGTAAACAAACCGTCAAAGGCAAGCGTTATTTTGGTATGGGCTCGTACGTTCGAGCTGAACATGAAACAGCCATTATTGCTACGCGCGGTAGCGTGAAAGTGGCAGACAAGTCGATCCGTTCGATTTTTGATGCCAAATATCGTGGTCCATCGGTCAAACCAGATGAGATTTACGAAATCATCGAACGTCTCGTCCCCAATGGTACCTATTGTGAACTCTTTGCCCGACGTCGTCGAGAGGGATGGATTCAATATGGAGATGAATTAGAATGAGTTATGTAAAGATATTTACAGATCTTCTTGATTCCACAGTATGGGATACTCCGCAACATACACGTCTAGTATGGATAACGATGTTGGTTATGGCTGATAGAGACGGATATGTTGGTGCATCGGTTCCAGGACTAGCAAAAAGAGCAGGAGTTACTAGGGACCAATGTGAAGAATCACTCCATATCTTAATGTCTCCTGATGAGGATAGTAGAACAAAGGATAATGAAGGTCGTCGTATTACAGCTGTAGATGGCGGATGGATCATTCTGAATTACGACAAATATCGCTATAAGGCGTCACAAGAGGATGTTCGAGAAAAGACAAAAGAGCGCGTCAGACGTCACAGAGAACGTTACAGTAACGTTACAGTAACGCCTCGTAACGCAGCTGTAACGCCTTGTTACCAAAGTAACGATAAAGCATCTGGATCAGCATCAGCATCAGCATCGCAATCAGATCCGGATCCTCCCATTGGGGTTCAGAAACCCCATGGTTGTGACGATTTGGGTGAGAACAATGATGCAGCGCTATTCGGAATACCATCGGCGAGTAATTTTCCTGTTTCTCCCTTGTCACACAACAATGGCACAGCTACCAATGTAGCGAATCGGGTGTCGAAAGACAAAGGAAAGGCGACGAAAGTCCTGTCCCCTGCTCAATTGGCATGGGTCAACTACACTGACGCATATCAAACGCGATACGAGGTAGCACCAGTAAGTAACGCTCGTACACGGTCGCAGATGGACCAATTTTGTAAGAGAATACCGCAAGCAGATCATGAAATTACTATCAGACATTATCTACGATCGTCCTATTCTTTCTATGTCGGGTGTGGCCATTCTGTGGGGATCATGCTACGGGATGCCGAGAAGCTTCGCACCGAAGCCGTTACGGGTAAGCATACAACAAATGCAGGAATTCAAAAAGGAGACAAAGACGCGGAAAAGAAACAGAAAATGATGCGGATGATAGAAGAAGCGAGGAAACAAGACGAGGGAACCAAATGAAACGCGAGGAATTGGTAAAAAAACTCCTCATCACATCTGAAATTCTTGGATGTGAGTTATCCGAAATGGCAATAAAGTTCATGGCGAATGAACTGCGCGGGTATCCGGACAAAGATATCAGCGAAGCGCTCGATTCCTGCGCACGTGAATTAACGGGCAAGCTCTCTCTCGCAGCCATCTTAGAACGCCTCAATCACGGGCACCCGGGAGTCGAACAAGCATGGGCAGCTTGTCTACCAGCTCGAGACGAATGGCGTACAATTGTGTGGACCGAGGAAATGGCAACTGCCTTTGGTGCTGCTAAGCCTCTACTCGACCAAGGCGATGTTATCGCAGCGCGTATGGCGTTCAAAGAAGTTTATACGACTCTCATGCGCGAAGTGCGTCGACGCCACGTACCAGCCAAATGGTTTCCCTCTCTTGGCCACGACGTCGAAGACCGGCGCTATGCACTGCTTGCTGCACAGGAGCAAGGGAAGCTCAAAGGAGAGCACGTAAAAGGACTACTTTCTACGGGTGCACCAGAATTGCTCGATTTGTGGAAACCAAAGAGACTAACATGAGCATATCGATCCCAAAATATGATACAGGAAGAATGGTGGTTCATGGATTGAGAATAAATATTACTCATGATAACAATGTTAATGCTTATATTGTCGATTGTTTTATAAAAGTGGATGATGTAGAAGGTGGTCCAACCAATGAAGTTATGTCTAGACAATATGTCTCATATCTAGATGTCAAAACAGATTGCAATGTGTTGACTCATGTCGTTAGACGACAATTACAGTCTTTACTTTGCCATGAACTTGATGAATGGCTGCATAGAGACGGAATGCGAATAACAGACCCCCATCCCAAATCGGGATTCACGATTAAAGGACAAAAATGATCGTAATTTTTGATCCGTTGTGTGTGTGTGGTGACAGATTAATAAACGGTACCTGTTACAATAATCAATGTATTATTCAACCTGAAAGGAGAATCGCCATGATGAACGAAGATTATGATCCGCAACACGATGCACCTGATCTGAAACGTTGCCCGAGTTGCGAAGAATTATGTGAGGATGATCTCGCGTTGTGCCCGAATTGTGAGCACGAGTTTCAAGAATATGAGGATCTAGATGGGTGAAGAACTTACGATGCAATCGGTCTTTCACCGAGTTATCTCGTTGGAATATCCGAAATTCATCGTTATTCGACTCAACTCAGGAGCTATTAGGACAGCACGCGGGTTTATCCAACTCGCACCAAAAGGCACACCCGATACGATGGTCGTCTGTGACAACGGAATAGTGCTGTTCTTCGAAGCCAAATCTGAGAAAGGAAAATTGAACGAAGATCAAGAGAAGATGCATCAACGATTGAGAAGCCTTGGACAAAAAGTGATTGAATATCGCAGCGTCCAAGAAGGAATGGCAGCAATTAAGTTTTATTGCAATTGAAAGGAGCATCTATGAACGCATTAAAAATGTTTGCTTTTAATCCTGGTAAATTCAATGCTGAGACAGCAGGATCATCGGAAACTTATACTAGGTATTGTAAGATTTGTAAAGAGCGTAAATCGACAGATGAATTTAATATGGCCCAACGCTATTGGAATCGACCTAGTATAAAAATGATCTGCCGTAGTTGTTCTCCTGCTGTCGAAAATCAGAGAGCAGAGATCAAAGGAATAAATAGATTAAATGCTATTCGGGCATTATATGATAAAGCACCCGATAGATTGGGCCATCGACGTGTTGTTAATCGTGACGTGATCATGGTTAGGAATACTCATCGCACCATTCTAAAAATTCGTGTAGTTTGCGAACTTTGTTCTGAAGAACAAGAAGTAGAGCTATATTCTTGGTCTAGAGGAACTGGTGGTCAGCAATGTATGTCTTGTACTAGGAGACTATTATGTGAAAAAAAGGGTATTAAGTGTTCTGATCGCTTAGTAAAGACAAAGAAAGATAGAACAATGTTGGAATTGCGAAGGAAGGCTCTAGCTATTCTGCCATGGGACGAAGATAAGCATGTACAAGTGTTGTTTAATTCGTATCCTGGTCCTTTGGGATTGCAAGAAATAGCAGACTTCTATGGCGTAACTAGACAAGCTATTGCGATTACTGAATATAAAGCTCTTAAGAAATTGCGGAAATATTGCAATAGGCACGGTATACAATTGTCTGATTTTGTCGGTGATGAGATTAATTACAATGTCCCTCGGGCCAAAAGCAGCGGAGTCGTTGCACGTAGGAGCGCAACATGAAGCATTATATCAAGACAGTGATCCACGATGGTATTGTCGAATTCTATTACTCTACAGATCAACAGAATTGGACAGGAATTGCGAGTAGGACTTTTGATCCGAGCAGGCGAAATACGATTGAATTGGCATTGACCACGGGTATTAAGCTTTTGCCGGATCCCAATGGTTATGGGTATTGAAGAGGATGTGGGGACGTATGTTGTGATGGCATTCGTCAGTTGGACGGTGTTTTGTTTTTTGACGATTCGTATATCAACATGGATTGAACAAAGAACAATCAAGAGAGATATCGATAGAGATATCGATAGAGAGTTTTTGGAACAATACCGAAGAGATTATGACAAAAATCAATAAGAATTTCTTGCCGCCATCGAGTCGCGAAGAATTTGACGTTGATGATGCAGCAGCATCGGAAGCACTCTATAAGGCAGCTGCGGAGGCTCACGAGCGGACGGTAAGAGAGGTCTTAGCCACTGTACCGCCCCTAGAGGGCGAGATCCCCGTGGAGCACGCGAAACGCATTGCCGGAACCTACGCGAGTGAGGCTGTCGCGCGAGTGGTTGCACTCATGCGTCATGCAGGCAGGAACGCGCACGTTCAACTATCTGCTGCTAAACTCCTGATGGAATTCGCGGCTGATGCAAAGATGAATGGCGAAGGAGAAGAGAAGAACGTTCGGATCTTGGTTATTAACAATGTGGATGCGATGCGGACCGAGGCAGGCAGGCGCAACCTGAGGAAGGCGTTTAAGAAGAATGCATAACGATCACAGAAATTACGAAGAAGAGCGGAGGATTTGGGCGGAACAATATATTCGATATGACGAAATGTGCAAAGCATTGGAACACGATTTAAAAGAATTAAAAGGCGTCTATTGTTCAAATTATGTTAATAAATCTATCAAACGGAGGAAGGAACAATTAAGAGCCACTCTAATTGTAGCCTTTCGTGGTCGTCGACTCGCGCGGAAGATGTCAACGTTCATTTCGGATACTGAACCGCAACGGATTCAGAAGTGGGCACAGAAGGAGAAACGAGCGTCATGAAAAAGTTGAGCAAATTTGAGGAATTCTTGATCACTCGTGTTCGTTCATTGTCTGAATCCGAACGACTCGGTATTGAATCGGACATTGAAATGATTCTAGACGAGCAGGACATTCTGAAAGTAACTGATGTGGTGTTAGAGGCACTCAAGGATCTCCTAAGGGATCCAAATTAAGATCTTCACGCATGCGTACGCGAGTCGCGCTTATGCGTATACGCGTACGCGGGAAAATCTTGCTACGACACCTACAATCACAAGGCGGTGATTATGAGTGACAAAGAAGAAATTGATCAACGACTAATGACGAGAATTATCGAAAGTGGACCGAGTTTGCCTGTCGTGATTATTGACGATACAATGCCCGAATTGTCAATACCCGGACAAAGTTTATTAAAATATGGTCCCCGTCCTTCCCACGACGTACACTACTCGCAAAACGACGACGCATGGGGTAGGGGGCCGAACGATGAAGTTCGAGAACAGGTATTGCAGATGGGGCGTCGATTTGGGAAGAACGACTCGATAGGCAAAGGCACTCGATCGCGCTGCACCGTGATTCAAGCTGTGTTCTCGAACGGCACTGTCAAGATACTCGAAACCAAGGATATTGAAGATGATGACGATCGCTAGTGTTTCGATTGTTGCAATTGTCTGTATTCTCGTATTGCTCGTCGCACGTGAGATTTTCTTCGCACAACTCGCATTCAAGCGCGACCAGATGTCCAACGAGACAGAAATGGAGAAGATGCGCGACGAATTTGCACGTTTGCAGGAGAAATTCTCAGATCACAAAGAAATTCACAAGAAAGCTATCGATAACCTCGTGAAACAGATGCATGACGAAATCGGCTCGATTCGTACTAAGGCATCAGCAGCTCAAGAGGCGTTGAAGAGTGGACGACGATTTTTGCGTTAATTAATAGAAGGAGACAAACCAATGACTGATCCGAAGAAGCCCGAAATTGTGACCCCGAAGCAACTCAGCCGAGAGGAACAGATCCTCGGGAACGAGTTCTGTTACGTCTTGATGACTCTCGGAGACCTCGAGAGCCAAGCTTTCACTGATTACCGGCGTTCTATGCTGGACGAAGATAACGAGCCAACGTACGCCTGCAAGTTCGTTTCCGACATTCGTGTTGCTCGACTCACTGAACGCCACGTCGTGGTTCCCTTCTGTCCTCCCGATATTGATAAGCCGGGCCAATTCCAATTCCGGACTCCTGTCCCTGTGAAGCAGTTCTGGAACCCGAAGCGCGAAGATTGCGAACTCGATGTCGGGAAGTTCATCAACGCTGTAGCAAAGTCTGCACGGCCTTATGTCGTGCAGCACAAGAACAACCCGACTGACCAGTACGACTTGGGCGCTCTTAAGCTGGCTGCATGTTGATGAACTTGCCCTTATGCAAGCACGGGTTCTTCAAACTAACATGTGCTGAATGCACACTGGATGGAACGAAGATACCGTCATTCTTGATGACGAGCGAATACAAAAAGGGCTCTGGACGATCAATGGGCGAACGTGCAGCACCGCCATTCAGTTTGCAGGGAGCGTTGGCGATGGGGAGGACACCGTCACTCGAAGAATCGGCCGAGAAGATGTCCAAAGCAATGGGACAAGTCCGTCAAAAAGTCGTCTTCATCGATGCAATTCTTCAATTCGGTAATAAATTGGCCAATGAAGGAATTAAGGGCGAAATCGTCATTGAGCCGAACGTCGAGTTGTTCAATCGCGTGTGTGGCGAAATGGCGGATTTGATTGTGCCTGGTACAAGCTCACCGACAGACGATATCCTCATTCATACTTATTGCGGCGATATCCGATTGCGCAACCCGTATAAAGAGAAAATCAAGGAATGGGCAACTGCTGTTCCTGACAACATCATTCTGAGCGAGAATTGATCATGATCCGTAAGACATCAAAGGGATATCAAGTTAAATCAGAATCAGGGAAAAACCTTAGCAAGAACAATTTGAGCAAGGCAGAAGCTACGCGCCGATTACGTCAGGTTGAATACTTTAAACACAAGAAGAAGAAATAATGTCGGCTGTGCAGCAAGAGATCTCTCTATCCGAGGTTTCGGATGAGGAATTGCGCGCTGCACTCTGGCGTTCTGGCCACCTGTCCTGGAAGCTCGATCCGCATCAACTCGCAGTATACGACAAATACCGCGCATGGGAGAAGCTCGAACCTGGAAAGGAAGAGAAAGGCTCTCTACGCCGAATCTTCGTACTCGACATCTCTCGTCGTTGGGGCAAGACGTTTCTAATCGTTACAATCAAGTATGAAGATGCCATCAGGTTTCCAGGTTCATTACACACTTTCTCTACAGCTTTCGCTAAGGATATCGGCGAAATCATTCTGCCCTTACGCGAAGATCTCGATGAAGACGCGCCGGATGATGTTAAACCCGAATTCCGCACGTCCAAAAGTGGAAAGAACCAAGGTTTATATTTTCCTAACGACTCTGTCATCCGTTTGGTGGGTATTGACGTCAATCCGCGGGGTCTGCGAGGCAGGCGGAGTGACGGTTTCGTTGTCTCGGAAGCTGGACATGTAAAGAATCTTGCGAAGACGATTACGAGTGTAGTCTATCCGCAATTTCAACGTGTACCAACTGCGCGCTGTATCTTAGAGACGAACGCACCTGAGGAGCTGCACCATGATTTTGACGAGATTTTTGTCCCTGATGCTAAGCTTCGTGATGCTTACGTATTCGCAACTATTGACGATAATACTGCTATCACTGAAGAAGAGCGCGAGGAGTTTATCATTGCTGCAGGTGGCAGGGATTCGCCTACCTGCCAACGTGAATATTACGGCAAACGCGTTCGCGATACGAACAAGGCCGTCATTCCGGAATTCAGCGAGGAAAACAACGTCGTTCAATTGGAGCTTCCTGCTTATGCTGATTGTTATACTGCTCTGGACCCTGGTGTGCGAGACCTGTGTGCTATCCTATGGGGATATTGGGATTTTGAAAATGCGAGACTCTGCATTCAGCGAGCATGGGCAGAGCGCAACGCCGGCACTAAGAAAATCGGCGAACTCATTCACGAGGTTGAATCAGAACTTTGGAGTGACTTGCAACGTTATTCTGGAGGCGAATTTAAGCCTAACCCATATTTGCGTGTCTCCGATACTGACGCGCGACTCCGACATGATCTCTATGCCGAATTCGGTCTCCGTATCGCCCCTGTAAACAAGAGCACGAATGAAGGTGGTAGCGTCCAAAAAGAACTCAAAGAAGCTGGCGTACATTCAGTCCGTCTCGCTATTCAGAATAGACAGATTGTAATCGATGACAGTCCAGAGACTCTGTTATTACGTCTGCATCTTGCTAACGCTGAGTGGAATGATCACCGCACTGATTACGAGAGATCGGATAAGTTTGGGCATTTCGATTTGCTTGATTGTTTGGTTTATCTGTGGCGAGCGGTGAGAAAGAACAAGAATCCGATGCCCCCCGATCTGCATGACGTGTCGCACGATGATAAACCTGTTCAGCATCAAGTTGCAGCTTCGAAGATTTATCAACCGCAGATTGACCACATGTTATTCGGTAAGACCGAACCCGAGAAACGCAGTTGGAAGCGTCCCAAAAATAACAATTGGAAGAGGCGAGGACGATAATGGATGATTCACCCGTTGCCGTTATTGCTCCAAGCTCGATTGATGTCGATGCTGAAGGGCTCGAACAAACTCCTGACGAGGAAGGGCTCGAAGAAGAGGAAATTGATCTTTCTCTTCAATATTGGGCTACCTGGCCGCAGGACAAGCTCCTTCCTCAGCTCAAAGCCAAGGAAGACACGTACTTCGATGTAATCCAACGTTTGGGCTTCGGATCCGCATGGTTGGGTGCTTATGCGGCATATCACGGTCAAGACCCCGATGCGCTTGGCACTTGGGCTTCACAGAACATCGGTCTTGATGGCGATGAAGGCGAGTTGCTGCGCTTCCGCATCAACGAGGCGCGCTCATACATCAATCAAGGCATTACCATGGCCATTGGGAAGCGTCCTGCTTTCCAAGCTCTGGCCGAAAACAACGATTACGACACTCTAGCAGGTATCGAATCGGCAGATGCAGCCATTGGTCATTTCTATTGGAAGAATTATGGCGAACGCAAGGAACGTCGCACCGTAGTCAAGGGCGATTTGTACGGTCTCAGTTGGACTTGGGTGGTTTATGATCCCAAGGGTGGACCACTTGTAGATCGTCCTGTCCCTCTGCCTCCTGAGATGGGAGGAGGGCCGTCGCCCACGACTCAGCAGGTGCCTCGCGGCGAAATGATTATCAAGTCGAAGGCACCTTGGGAAGTCTTCGGTGAGCCCTATATCGAGGAACACGACGAACATGTGTGGCGTTGCGTTCGTGACAAGACGAGCAAATGGGAAGTTATCGCCAAGCTTGTTAAAACCGATGAGGACTACGAAGAAAAGCGCAAGAAGATCGCAGCGATGTCGTGCAAGGATGAACACGCCATCGAGCTGTTCTTTGGTATGGACGTCAACGCGGTGAATGGCGACGAAATTATCGTCAAACACTTTTATCATGCGAAGACGCGCGCTTGTCCCACTGGTCGATATCTCATTTACGTCGAAGATATTGTCATTTATGACGGTCCGCTCCCCTATGAGTCTCTGCCACTTGCTGATTATTGTCCGAGCGAATATTTGGGCACTGCATTCGGTTACGCCGATTCGTGGGATTTGATCCCGTTGAATCAGATGCTCGATCAAATTATCTCGGATATTGCGACGAACCTCTCGACGTTCGGTCGACAGACTCTGTTTGGCGAAGAAGGCGTCGATCTCGATCCACAGCAGATTGCAGACGGTGTAAATTATATTGCGCTACCGCCCGGAACGGCCATTCCGCAAGCTGCTGTTTATGCTGAAGTGCCAGAAGGCGCGAAATGGATGCTTGAATATCTCGAACGCCGATTCCAATCGTTGACAGGGCAGAACGGTGTTACTCGAGGCGATACGGCGCAGATGCCGAGCAGTGGCACGCTCGCAGCGCTTTATCATACTGTAGCACTCGAGGCGAATTCAGCTAAACAGATCGCAGTCGACATGCATCGCGAGCGCGTTGCCAATCTATTGCTTGTTCTCATCAAGGATTTCGAGGATATTCCTCTCATCATGCAGGTTGTGGGCGAAGACGAGCGCCCGTATCTGATGCCTGTCGATGGTAAAATCTTCAAGGGGGTGCACAGCATCGTTCTCAAGTCGGCTGAGCCGATGCTCAAGACGCAAGCTGGACGTAGCGAGATTGCAGATAAAATTCTCGCGATTCCGCAGATCGTGGAATCTCTCAATCCGCAACAAATCATCGAACTTTATGTCAGTGGCCAGTTCAAGCCGACATATAAGGCCCCACGTTCTGCGATGCTACGTATTTCGTGGGAGAACAAACAGCTTGCCAAGGGACCGAAGGTGCAGATGGTCCCCGACGCCGAGAATCCGGTCAATCCGGACGGTACACCGCGCACGTACGAATCGTTGCAACATGCTGTCCCCGTGTTGGCGACAGACGACCCCGAGAAGCACATTCTTGAGCACCTCTCGGTCCTTGCGGCCGAATCCGCCATCATGAACACGGATATCGTTTCTGCCGTGTTGGCGCACGTTTACGACCACGTTCGTACGTGGAAATCAATGGATCCCGCGCTTGCGGCTCTTTTGAAGATTCCGCCGCCACCTCCCGATCCTGTTATTGCTGCTATGATGCAAACTCAGCAATCGCAGGTGGAATCGAGGAAGAAGCCAGGACAGCTGTCCGATGGCAAGACACCTGGGATGAAGCCAGCCGATGCTGGGATGGATACCACAGGAGTCAAACTCCCGAAACCTGCAGAATCTCCCGTACCGCCACAGATGTGAAACCAAGGAGCTAATTAACCATGGCTGATGAAGCACCCGTCGCGAATGCTCAGAATTTCCAAGCTTTGATTGCGCATAACATGTCTCAACCAGCGGAAGAAGCGCCCGCTGCCAAGACAGAATCGAAACAACAGCAAGCGAAGCCTAAGATCCCTATCGATCATGGTGTAGACAAGGGAGATACCAGTCCCGATACTGCCCTAGATACGGACGATGACGCTTCTCGTGGCCTTTCGGCTCTGGCTGAGGCCGAAGACGGTACAGAGGTAGCGGATCCCATCGAAGATGACGAGTCCGAGGCGACGGATGGCCAAGACGATATCATCCATGGCATGTCCAGCAAGGAAATTATCGATGGAATCAAGAAAGGCGAGGTTCCTGCTGGTCTCCTCGATAAATTGAAGGTAAATGTAACCGTTGACGGACAGAACAGCCTTGTGTCAGTTGATGAAGCTCGTAAGGGCTACATGCGTATGAGTCATTATACGCAAGGTCGCCAACAGGCAAAAGAAGCTGTCGCCCAGGCTCAATCACAGATCGACAACGTTCGCAAGATGTTCGAAGGTTGGAATTCGGGTGATGCTCTTATCCGCGGACTCAAGCGACTTGGCAAATTGGATGTGCTGCATCAGGCAGCTATTATTCATGCCAAGGAACAATATAAGATGACCAAGCTTCAACGCGAGAATCCGCAAGCGTATGAAGCCATGATAGCTGCGCGGGCTGCCCAAGAGAAGCTCGAAGAATACGAAACCCGCGAGAAGAACCGTCCTGACGAATCGCAACAGGAACGAGTCCGCACTCTCGGCGAGAAACTGACCAAGCTAGTTTTCCCGGCATTCGACAGTAATAAGATCAAGGATACTCCCGTTGCTCGTCGTCTGTTCAAAGAGAATTTCCAGACTCTTTATGATGGCGATGAGGAATCTCTCGAGACTGCTGTGCACGATGCAGCTGTCGCGACTGCCGAACAGCTCACCGAAATGGCTCTCCAACATCAAGCGAAGCTTCGAGAGAACGGTGGAGATCCGAAGAAGGGTAAGCCGACTCCACCTGTACTCGGATCAAAGGCTCCTGCCACTGTCGCACCGAAGAAGACGATTGACAAGAAATCTATGTCTGTAAGTGATATGGCCGATTTCTTGAAGAAGCGCTAATTTGCATCTTCTCAAATCGTCTGTTAGATTCCAGACACCCGAGCGAGTAAGACTCGTAGCCTAGCAGTAGCATCCAAGGAATCCCGAGAGGGACACTTCGAGGACACGCTAAACGGGCTAAGTCGATTCGAGCAACTGGAAAGCTGCGGGAAACCCCCAATTTGAGCCGTCGGCTCAAGGAGTTTCCTTCATGTCTAGTTTTGCGAATTGGCAGGGCCTAGCGAAGCGTCGCTACGGCAAGTTTGTTGATCCTCTCCCGTCTCCGAACACGTTTGCTGACTTTATGGACTTCGTCCCTAAGGATCAGCGGCCTGGTGACACCTACGAATTCCCGGTCCGGTTGGGCTTGGAGCACGGTGTTACTCACGACGTGTCGCGTACTGCATTCACCTTGTTGGGTTCTAAGGATTCGGTCGCTTTGCCGGCTCGTCTCCGTGGCGCTGCAATCAACATGCAAGGTCGAATCCCGCGTGACGTGCTCGCGGCGTTCAACAACGGTGTGAGTAATGGTGGCGACGGTGGCGGTTCTTATATGGACGCTATCGATGCTAAGGTGCTTGGTCTCGCAGGCGGTGGCGAACTTTATCGTGAGATCGCGCTGCATTATGGACCGGGCACTGGTGCAGCTGCTGCGAACATCGGCGTCTGTTCTACTGTCGTGAGTGGTACCAATTTCGGTTCAAGCGGACCGATGGTAGTCGATCTCACGCGTGCGAGCTGGTCAGCTGGTCTTTGGAATCTGATGGTTGGAGCTTACGTCGACGTTTACGCGGCGAATGGCTCGACTCTGAAGGAATCCGAGGTCGAGGTGACTGCCGTCGATCCCTCGCACAACCGTGTGACGTTGTCGAAGAGCGGTGTTACCACCGATATCGACCCCACCGATATCATCCTGCCCCGTGGCTCTAAGGGTAAGTCCTGCTACGGTGCACAGGCGATCCTCGAGAATACCGGCTCTTTGTTCGAGCTGGATGCTGCGGTTTATCCGCAGTGGCGTGCTATCCAGATTGCCATTGGTGGCGCTCTCACTCGTGCCAAGATTATGGCACTTGCGGCTAAGCTCCAACAGAATGGCGTCAAGAAGGGTGGCAAGCTCTTCGTCAACGCCAATACCTTCGCTGATCTTGCTGAAGAGGCGAACCAGCTTCAGCGGTTCAACGAGAATACGGCGAGTGTGAAGCGTCAAGGCGCGGAAAACCTCGAGTACAAGACGCCTGCCGGTGTCATCGAGGTCGCAGTCGATATGATCATGAAGCAGTCGATTGCGATGTTCTTCGCGACCGGTGTTGCTAAGCGTGTCGGCTCCACGGACTTGACCTTCCGTACCCAGGGTTCGCGTGAATGGTTCTTCCAGGAGTTGGAGAACGCAGCTGGTGCGCAATTGCAGATGTTCAGCAATCAGGCACCTATCTGCGAGATCCCGTACCACTGTGCGATCTTGAGCACGATCTCGAACACGGGTGATACGCTGCCTTCCGCCTAATTCACAGCCTAACCCCACAAGATGAGGGCCCCCCATTCCAGGTTTTGTTTGGTTTCCCTGGTTTGGGGGGCGCTCGATTATTAGGAGATGTGATTATGGTTCAATGGCTAGTCCCACTCGCAATGTCCGCATTGTCGGCGCAGCAGAATGCACGTTCCGAAGAAGAAGAACGTGATAATGCTATGCAACAGCTTCATCTGCGGAGAGCGGCAGCTCTCGGCTTCCCAACTGAGGGGGTGGAAGCACAACAGCAAGACAAAGAAATCGACGACAAGTACGGTCGGCAGAACTACCTCGCAAGTCTGCTGCCCATCCTGATGCAGAAGAAGCAGCAGGCCCCAAATGCGTTCTGATGAATTGCTGTCTGCTGTTCGTTCTACTGGAATAGCGACAGCCGACGTTACGTACGGAACAGCTCGACTGTTGCGCGAGCTTACCACAATGCAACAGAAACTGTTTGAGAATCTGCTTACGACGCCTCGAGAAGGCAATCTGTTGCATCAATTCATCGTCTCCACTGTCGTGGGAACAAGCATTTATCGAATTCCACATCGTTCAATTATGCAGGGAGCTGAACGTATTGAATTGGCTGTTGTGGGTAGCAAATATCAACAGCTCAACAAGGTTCAGCCGCGAGACGCATCATATCTTGAAGGGGAAAACGGTCTTCCTCATTCTTATACGATGCGTTCCGACAGCATTCAGCTGTTCCCCACTCCCGATGCTGTTTATAATCTCCGTTTCCATTGTTATCTACGACCAAATAATTTAGTCGAATATCAAAATCGTGGATTGATCCAATTGGTCGATCCTGATAATCGTCTTTTAGTTGTTGATGATTTTCCATATGATCAGTCGTTGACGCCGCCAGCTGTTATTACTAGCGGATCTCAATTGATTGATGTTGTACGGCCGAATGGAGCGCATGACGTCGTGTTGGCTGGATCGACGCAAACGACATCGACGCCATTCGGATTTAAAGAGTTCGTTCTTCCAGTTGGCACAGATATGAGCATGATTGCTGTTGGCGATTATGTTCGTGTTGCTGAACAATCTGAATGGCCACAATTACCGCAAGAAATGCACAATACACTTGCTGATGCCGCAGCTGCCGCCGTATGGTTGAAGAAGGGTTATACAGAAAAGGCAAAAAATCTGGCATCCAGTGTCCAGGCTGATCTGCAAAGATTCCGTGATGGTCTTCAACCTCGAGTGAAAGATGCTCCCAAGAAGATCAAAGCTCGTTTTGGTATTATTCGCGGTCGTAGCAGCATGCGGCGCACGTTCCCCCGCTGAAGATCCGATGCGAACAACTGTTCTAAAACCATTAGGACTCATTACTAAGCCGAACGAGTTCGGTCAGTATCCTGCAGGAGCACTTAAAGAAGCTCTAAACGTTCACATGAGAGATCCGGGTAAAATCTCGTCTCTACCGTTGCCCACAGTATATAAATCCGATGCACTAGCAACTGGCCAGATCGCACGTCGGATTTGGTCGGGAGATTCATCGTTACTAGTGGCTAGTGACAATGCCAGTACGACCTATGCTTGGCGTTGGGTGACGGGTTCGGGGGCAAATGCTATTAGTTTCCCCGAATATTCAGCCAATTTGCCATTCTCGGCAGGCAAAACTCAGGTCGTTAAACACCGTGGACGATTCTATCTAACGACAGATTCTGGTGTTTATACTATTGCGGCTGAGGGTACCACAAACGGATATCTGGCTGGATTCCCTCCACCGCGTGTTATTGAACAGGACACAGCAACATCGACGGCCGCACAAGCTATCGAAGACGATAAGACAGCAGCTTGGAAAGCAATTTTTGTTAGGAAGGGTACCAACAATTCATATGAAAAAATTGGACCACCCTCTAATACCCTGCAATTGAATAATAATGTTATTAATGCAACGGTCGATGTCAATATTAAGATTGGCTGGTCCACTAGTGTAAATAATAATCTACAAGCTGGTGATATAGTTGAATTATATAGGACACCAACACAAGACGTTGGTATAGATCCTGGTGCGGATTTTTTCCTAACCCGATCTCAAGTGTTGACCAGTACAGATATAGCCAATAAATATGTAATTATTCTTGACAGCACTCCCGATGCTGGCCTCGGTGCTGAGCTTTATACTAATGAAGATCAGGAAGGCTCGACAGCAGCGAAATATCCACCTCCATATGCTACCGATGCAGTTATTTTTAAAGGGCATACTTTTTATATCGCTCCAAAGATTGCAGCAAAATACGATGTTCGTGTTCCAGGTACATGGGGTAGATTGATTTCTACGGCGGATAGGACGCATGGAATCGGCGCAAGAGAAGTTACAGCAACTTCTACATCGGGGAACGCTGTTTTAACTTCTGTTAGTAATACTACAGGTGTCGTCGCTGGACAATATGTGGATGATCTGTCTGGTGGGATCGTTGTTCCGGTTGGGACTACCGTTGTATCAAAGACATCTAATACAATCACAATGTCTGCTAACGCTCTTTCTAGCGTTATTGGTGGTTTCCAACTTAATGACGTGATTGAAATTGATGGATTTAAGTATCCTGCCATTCACCCCTATACGCTTTCCAATGTTATTGGTATTGCGATAGATTCTATTCCACTGTATGACCAGAATATAAAGAAACAATTGACAGCAACTGCTACAGTTATATTAAGCGATCTTGTTAATATGGTTGGTGTAGAGATGATTTTAAGGATGCCATGGTTTCGATATGGCGTCGGTACTGTGCGAGCAACCAACGGACAGAATTTTAGTCCACCGTTGCCAGAAATTGCTTCTACGGTACAGAATTACGAGCAAGATGAACGTTATAATCGTTTGCTCATTTCTGAATTAGATCAACCAGAAGCCGTTGCCGCAACAGGTGGAAGCGAACTACTTGTTGGTAATGGTATCCTTTATCGGATATTTGCTACTACTGATGCTCTATGGGTTCTCGCATCAGATGGCCTATGGCGAGTATCTGGTGAGTATCCAGATTGGCGTGTCGATCCCATAGATGACAAGTTGCTTTTGTGCTCACGCAATTCGGCAGATATGCTCAAAGGAAAGATTTGGGCCAAGACAAATCGAAGTTTGGTTCGAATCTCTGATGCTGGAATAGAAGAAATTAGCACGGATATTGTAGACGATCTTATTACGAAAGAAGTGTATAGCGACACCTGGAATACTAGTGTCGTGTGTGACGAAGAAAATAGCGAAGTAAACGTGATCACTATTAATAGTACTTCTGAAAGCGTAGCTATAGTCTATAACGCTCATCAGGAAAGATTTACCAGCACCAATTTCGTTCGATCTGGAGACACGTATTCTACTGCACATGCATACGTTCCATATCTTCGCGAAATGGTGTGGGGGGCTGTCCAAGCATCTGCTGCTGATATTATTAGATCAAGCTCTGCAACAAATACCAGGATGGGCGGAGAATCCGTCAAATTCCAACCAATTACCGGAGACGGCGATCCGAACACTCTCAAGGAATTTATCGATTGTACATATTTGTTTACTACAAATTCATCGGGATTTGCTATCCTTCCCTCTTTTAATGGTACAGCTTTTCCCTCTGATCTTGTGGTTTCTATCCCATACACATCAACTAAACCAGATGGGAAAGGATTGGCAGGCATACCCACTGAATTATCCAGTGAAGAAGTGAGTGTGTCCAATTCTATTGCACCAGGTTTTTCGATCTCTACCGTTGGATCTAATCCAGCATGGACATTGAAATCTATTAGTTTGCGTTGGAAATTGGCATCAGAAGAAACATTCTGAGAATGATTGAAAATCCTCGCATACGTCGAAGAGTTTATACACCGGACCAGTTACCATATCTGGTTATTGGTGAACTCGCGCGTGATGTCGACAGCGTTTTTGTTGCTTTGTGGAAAGCAATGGCAGAACTCGAAGCACGCCCTAGTGGTGCTTCTATAACATATGCAGCACCAGGATCTATCCTTCCCGACGATGCCATTTCAGAAGGTGTTGCTACTACTGTTGCTCGATCTGATCATACGCATGGCATAACTGCTGCTGCGGCTGGTGCTGTTACACCTGGTGATACAGCGGCAGAAGGAACAGCATCGAGCTTCGCGCGAAGCGATCACAAGCATTCATTGCCAGCATATGGCACTACAGCTGGTACGTTTTGCCAGGGCAACGATTCACGATTGAGTGATTCACGCACTCCTACTGGGCACCATACCAGCCATGAAGCTGGTGGTAGTGACGCAATAAAAATTGATGATCTTGCTGCAGGAGATGATAATACAGATTTGAACGTGAGTACCTCTAAACATGGTCTCATGGTCAAATTGCCGAATGATGCTACCAAAATCTTTGACGGTGTCGGTACTTGGCGCGTCCCCGCGGTAGCCAAGGTTTGGGACGGCCGGGTTGTGCCGAGCGGACTCCATGCGGATTCGGATGAATTTGACGACGGTTCGGTGGCTGGTACGTGGCTCGATTTCGACCATGGTGGGTGGGTAACTACTACCGAAGAATCGCCCATCAATGCGTTGGTTCATACCGGGACCGGTAGTGCTAGTAGCCGCGCGGCCGGTAAGTATAAGGCCATCCCGAGTAATGAATTTCAGTTCTGGGCTCAGGTGAGCGTCGACGGCGCAGCTGGTGGTACGGCTGGTACTAACGCGTGGTTGGTTGGTTTGGCGGTGTTCGCGGACGCTTCGAATTCGGCGAGTTCGTTCTGCAGCGTGGAGTTGAACAACAACAACCCGGATACCTCGTCCATTTGCACCATGAACCAACGCCAATGGACCAATTATACAACCCCCGGTACTCCGCTGTTTCGCAACACTATGGTAACCACGGTATGGCTCCGGATGCGGGTTATTATCAGCGGCAGCACCACGACTATCGGTAACGACTGGAGCACGGACGGCGTCCAGTGGTCGCAGATTGGCAACTCGCCGCGCTCGTTCGGAACGGCCGTTACCCATTATGGGGTCATCATGAACTCCAACGTCAATACCGTTGTGGTGCGCGTGATGCACCAACACTTCCGGGTCGTCTCGGCCTCGGGTGCGAGCGGATTCAACTATTTTAAGAATGGCGGATTTCTAGGAGCGTAATATGACAAAAGTTGTCGCCAGGAATGATAATTCTTCACGGCAAACCGGTAATGTCCGCCGGAATGGAAAAAATCCGTTCGCTGATCAAGGTATTAGCGATCATGATTATGAATTGTTCAAACAAGCAGGAATGACGGACGGACAGATTCGTAACCGTCTTGCGGAAGTACAAGATAAAGAAGATCAGTCACAATCAGAAGACTACGTGAAGATGCTGATGGACGACGCGCATATGACGCGCGAGCAGGCCATCGCAGCTGTTGATAAAGTCCTTGGCGAACAGATGCCAGGACTTAATCAGGCAGCAGATGCTGCATCAATGCGTAACGATTTAGCTATCCGCGGTCTTGATGAATATCTAAAGAAGCATCCAGGAGCTGATCCGACCGCATATGTTGGAGACATGACATCAGAGGCAGCCAATGCAGCTGCTGATCCACGTGCTCGCCAGGCACAATTCGGAGCTTTAGACAAACTCGATAAATATACTACCGAGAACTTAACGCCAGAAGAACGATTCATGATGGCACAAGCGCGTGCGACGCAAGAACGCGACATGCGTGCGGGGCGAGATGCGACGCAGCGTTCTCTTGCAGCTCGGGGCGCCAACAGCGGTACTGCAGAAATGGCAGGATTTTTGGGTAGTTCTGCTATTACCAATCAAAACCGTATGCTTTCTGATCTGGGAGCCATGGCGAATGCGCAGAAGCGCGCTATCGATGCGACCACAGCATATGGTAATCAGGCGAATACTCTTGGTGAGCAGACTTTCAACGAAGATTTTTCGACCAAATCTGCAGCCGACACCGCGACACGGTTTAATAACCAATTGAGAACTGATTATAACCTCGCGACGGACAAATTCAAAGAAGATCAGCGAATTGCTGGTATTGATACTGTACAAGATATTGCAGATCGTCGAACGAAGGCAGGGGAAACGGCTTTCGATCGGAAGAATCAAGTTACCAA